CTACTGCAATGGTTACATTCAGACCGGGCACGAACCGAGCACGAGTGATCCAATTGCCTGTATGTGCGATTGCCTTCATGTCGATGATGTGATGGCACTGCTGGCTGAAAAAGGTCTGGATAAGCGCCCTACCGGTAAGTAAGGGACTGAAGTATATAAATCCCTAATTTTAACCAATGGACAACTCCAAATGGCCGCAACAATCAGAAAAACAAGACAGGACGAGGTTAGAGCCAAGATTCAGGCATCAAATCTGATAACTCGCCTTGAAAAGCACATTGGCGGCGAAATTGTTTTAGAAAATAGCCAGATAAAGGCTATTGAGATATTGCTTGATCGAACTATTCCAAAGCTATCTAGTGTTGAAATGTCTGGAGCTGATGGTGGGCCTCTTGTTGTTGAGATAACACGCTTTGCGGATAAGACTCCCGAATAACTGGTCTCCTCGCCCTTATCAGCGTCCAGCATGGGATTATCTTGAAAATGGTGGAAAACATTGCGAGCTTATTTGGCATCGTAGATCTGGGAAAGATGAAGTTGGACTGCACAGAACTGCTGTAGCAGCGTTTGAGCGTGTTGCAACGTACTGGTACATGCTCCCATTGGCTACACAGGCGCGCAAGGCTATTTGGGAGGCTGTAAACCCCCATACTGGGCGCAGGAGGATAGACGAGGTATTCCCACTTGAGCTTAGAAGTTCCACGCAGCAGCAGGAAATGTTCATAAAGCTAAAGAACGGATCAAGCTGGCAGGTGGTTGGATCTGATAACTTCAATGCAATGGTAGGGTCGCCACCGGCAGGAATTGTTTATTCAGAGTGGGCATTGAGTAATCCATCAGCAAGGGCGTATCTAAGGCCGATATTGGCGGAGAATGGTGGTTGGCAGATATTCAACACAACGCCACGCGGAAAGAATCACGCACATAGGACATTTGTAGCGGCGAAGAATGATCCAAGAGCATTTGCACAGCTGCTGTCTGCTAAAGAAACTGGCATATTTACCAATGAACAGCTAGAAGAAGAACTGGATGCATACCAGAACGACTTTGGTATGGATGCCGGTAATGCGCTGTTCGAGCAGGAATATCTATGTTCATTTGAAGCGGCTATCCTGGGCGCTTTTTATGCCAGAGAAATGCAGCAATGCAGAAATGATGAGCGCATAACTGAAGTTCCGCATGATGTGGATGCAAAGGTATTTACCGCATGGGACATAGGATATACAGATGACACGTCTATCTGGTGGTTTCAGGTAATCCAAGGGGAGATTCACGTTCTTGAGTGCTATACGGCAAGCGGCATGGATATTCCGCACTATGTTGATGTTATTTTAAGCAAAAAAGAGTATGTGTATGACAAACACTATCTGCCGCACGATGCAAGGGCAAAGACGCTGGCAAGTGGTGGAAAGTCAGTAATTGAGCAATTGGGTAAATATCTGGGCGTTGACAGGCTGGCAATAGTTCCTGAGATTGGAGTTCAGGACGGTATCCAGGCGGCTCGTAGTAATTTCTTTAGGTTGTGGTTCGACGATTACAAGTGTGCTGAAGGATTGGACGCTCTGAGCCAGTATCAGCGCGAATATGACGATACCAAGAAGATGTTTAGGGATAAGCCCAGGCATGATTGGACAAGCCATTTGAGCGATGCTTTCCGTATGATGATGGTTGCATTCAAGACAGAGTTTAAGGCGGCAAAGCCCGTCGAGAAGAAAATAAGGCTAGTCCAAGACCTGTCATTGGAAGAATTATGGGAAATAAACAAGATAAACAGAACGGAAAGGATTTGATATGTCAGGCGTAAATCAACCGTATGCATATAATTATGAAACCGTAGCGGCAAGTCAGACTGCTCAAGTATTGGGTGGAACTGGTGCAATTGGCGATTACCTGCACCGTTTGATTATCACTGATGTAACCGGATCAACTGGGACAGTAACTATTTTGGATGGATCAACCTCAATTCCGGTTATGACCTCTAACTCTGGGACTGGCGTGTATAACATTGAGTGCAATATGAGATCGAAGACCGGCCCTTGGAAAGTTACAACTGGAGCAGGTGCTACGGTTATTGCTGTAGGCATATTCTCGGCTTAACATGGCAGATCAAAAGCCTGGTGGTGAAGTCCAAAGATGGCTGGACATAATTGGTGATTATGACCGTGAATTCCAGAAGTGGGAGAAACGCTCTACCAAGATAGTAAAGCGTTATCGTGATGAGCAATCACTCACTAATTCGGTATCGCGCAAGAAATATCCTAGCCTTTGGACTAATATTCAAACTTTGCTTCCAGCGGTTTACGCAAAGACTCCTAATCCTGATGTATCGCGCAGGTTCGATGATAATGACGATGTAGGGCGTGTCGCATCCAGGATCATCCAGCGCGCGCTTGAGTTCGAGATGAAGCACTTTAGCGACTTTTCTGAAACCATGATGTGCTGCATACAGGATAGATTGCTGAGTGGTCGTGGTACAGCATGGGTGCGTTATGATCCTGAATTCATGGATTCACAACAGATTTCAGATGTAGATTCAGATGATGATGGGGATCAGGAAGATCCACAACAGGAGATTGTTGAAGAAAAGACACCAGTTGATTACGTTCATTGGCAGGATTTCGGCCATAACGTATGCAGAACATGGGGCGAAGTAACGGTTTTATGGCGCATGGTCTATATGGGGCGTAAAGCGCTTATTAGCCGTTTCGGCGAAGAAATAGGCAGGGAAATACCGCTTGATGCAAGTCAACCAGATCCTCTAAATAACAATACCAAAAAATTAACTGGTGACAAGAAGGCACTCATTTACGAGATTTGGGATAAGGACGAAAAGAAAGTTTACTGGATCAATAAATCTCACCCTGAATTACTTGATGAGGCAGATGATCCGCTTAAACTTGAAGACTTCTTCCCTTGCCCGAAGCCAATTTACTCTACTACAACATCTGATACGCTTATTCCAGTTCCTGACTATGTGTTTTATCAGGATCAGGCAGAGCAATTAGACCTTTTGCAGAACAGGATTGATGGTCTAGTCCAATCATTGAAGGTCGCAGGGGTTTATGATTCCTCTGTTCCAGAATTGAAGCGGTTGTTGACTGAGGGTTCAAATACCCAGCTTATTCCTGTTACAAACTACGGAGGATTGAGCGAAAAAGGCGGTCTGAAAGGCGCTATAGACCTTTTACCTATGGATATGATTGTATCCACACTTACACAGTGTTTTGAGGCCCAGAAATCACTTAAAGATGAGATTAATTACATTACCGGACTTGCAGATATTGTTCATGGTGTCGGTGATGCTGGTGAAACGGCGACAGCCCAAGGGATCAAGGGAAATTATGTAGGATTGCGGCTTAACTGTTCACAAGGCCAGGTTGCACAATTTGCCTCGGATATAATTCGCATCAAGGCGCAGATAGTTTGCACCTATCAGCCTGAAATATTGCTAAGTATTGCTGATGTAGATCAATTCAGTGATGCAGACAAGCAATTTGTGCCACAGGCATTGCAACTGATAGCAAACAAGCCGTTACGCACATTCAGGATTGAGGTTGACTCTGATTCGATGGTCAATCTTGATGAATCGCAGGAAAAGGCCGATAGAGTCGAGTTTATCGGCGCGTTTAGTCAATTGTTTGGACAGGCTGCTCCATTGGTTCAGACTGCGCCTGAAATCGCTCCGATCGTAATAGAGATAATGAAGTATGGTATTGGAGCTTATAAAGGATCAAGCGGCATCGAGGGTCAATTGGATGCCATGCTTGACCAGATTTCACAGGCGCAAAAAGCGCAGGCGGGACAGCCAAAGCCAAATCCAAAATTGCAGGAGATTCAGGCGCAGCAACAAGGACAGATGCAGCAGAAGCAAATGGAGCTTCAGCTTAATTCTCAGGTTGAACAGCAAAAGATGCAGATGCAGGAAAGACTTGAACAAGCCAAGATTCAAATGCAGATGCAAGCTGCGCAACATGAGCAGCAAGTCCAGGCGCAACAAGTATCCCAACAGCAGGAAATGGAAGCGCGGCGGGATACATTGAATCAGCAAAACTCAGCAGCACTTGAGCAGCAACGGCAGCAGCACGAAGCGAATCTTGCTCAAATGAAGATGGAATTCGATAAATGGAAAGCTGAATTGGATGCGTCCACAAAAATAACCGTTGCGCAGATTTCGGCTGCTCAAAGTGTGCAAAACGCTAGTATTGCAGCAGATAACAAAATTACCGAGGACTTGAATGGCTAATAAGCAAGATTGGCTTGAGTTTTGGGGATTGGCTGATGCGCAAGATGCTGATGAGCAATGGGCGCGTAAATGTGCAATGGACGATAAAGTTTCATGCTTATATGGTAAAGAACAAAATATGGGGATAATTCCTGATATTCAGCCATACAAGAGCATGATTACCGGAGAGATTATACATAGTCGCACCAGGCACAAGACGCACCTCAAAGATCATAATGTTGTAGAAGTGGGAAACGAGATAGCAGCGGCGACAAAAATGCCTGAAGTAAAAAGGGCTGATTTCAAGGAAGAAATAAAGAAGCAGGTTTATTTGGCAAAAGAAGAGCAACGCAGAAAACATTAACAACCAAAGGGAAACCCCAAATGGCAGACTTACGCACAGCACTACAGGAAGCAATTGAAACTCACCGCGACGATGAACCGATTGCTGGTGAACGACAAATAGTTGAAAAGGCTGATCCAGAAGCAGACAAAATAGTAGAAAAGGCAGAGCCTGACAAAGTAGAAAATCCTCGTGATGACTCTGGTAAGTTTGCTCCAAAGCAGGAAGCGCAAGAGAAAAATGAACCTGTTGATCAAGTCCAGCGTCCAGCTAGGCCAAATACCTGGAAAAAGGAATATTGGGAATCTTTCGATAAGTTAGACCCTAAATTAGCTTCTTATATCAATGAGCGAGAGCATCAGATCCATACTGGAATTGAGCAATATAGGGAAAAAGCGCAACTTGCTCAAACATTCGAGTCAATTGCAGCGCCTTATATGGAAACAATGCGCTCACAGGGTAAAACACCTGTCCAAAAGTTTAGTGAATTGTTGCAAGCAGAAAATATGCTGCAAAATGGATCGCCAGAACAAAAAGCACAGATGTTTCAGAATCTGGCGCAAGTTTATGGCGTTAATCTGGGGCAACAGACACAACAATATCAACAACCTCAATTCGATCCTAGAATGGTTGAGGAAATAGTCAATAACAAACTGGTAGAACAGACCACACAAAGCCAATTAAACGACTTTTTAAAGTCTCCACCAGAGCATTTTGAAAGTGTAGCAAATGATATGATTCAGCTTTTACAGGCTGATATGGCAAATAGTTATCAAGACGCTTATGACAAAGCGGTTAGATTGCACCCTGAAATTTATGACCAGATCATTGCAAAACAGCAAGAAAGTCAAATGGCTAAATTAGCGAGCAAGTCTAACGAAGCGGCGAAAGCTGCAAAGTCCAAAGCTGTGTCCGTGAAAGGTTCCTCTACAGGAACGAAAACTACGACAAGTTCTGGAAGTGATAGGCGCAGTGCAATTGCGGATGCAATCCGCGAGGCATCTGCTAATCGAATCTAATCGTTAAGGAGAATTATTATGGCAGTTTTCGCCAACTCCACGGTTTCCGATATTATCGCTACCACGATTCAAAACCGTAGTGGTGAACTAGCGGATAACGTGACTAACAACAATGCGGCACTTCGTCGCCTGAAAGCAAAGGGCAATGTACGTCCTTTCTCTGGCGGTAATGTGATTTTGGAAGAAATCATGTACACTGATGCCAATTACAACAACACTAACTCGTACTCTGGTTATGAGGTCTTGAACATCAGCCCGAATAGCCCGATCAGTGCGGCTCAGTTTTCCATTCAGCAATACGCATCGGCAGTTACTATTAGTGGCCTTGAAATGCTGCAAAACAGCGGCGAAGAAGCCATCATCGACCTGCTGGATGGGCGCATGAAGGTTGCTGAAGCTCAATTGAATAACCGTATCGCATCTGACGTTTATCTGGATGGAACTGGTAATTCGGGCAAGAATATCACCGGATTTGGTGCTGCGATCTCTGCGACTCCTACCAACACATACGGCGGCATATCTCGTGCAACATGGGCTTTCTGGGCTAACTATGCCTATTCAGGTTTGACAAATGGCGGCGCTGCTGTATCGAGTGCCAATATCCAAACCTATATGAACCAAGTTGCTGTAAGCTTGGTTCGTGGTAATGATCGGCCTGACCTGATTATTGCTGACTCGAACTATTACAAACTGTATATGAATTCGCTTCAGGCAATTCAGCGCGTACAGTCTGAAGGTGGTGACGGTGGCGTAGGCGCAGGTTTCCCATCGCTGAAATACTTTGGCGCTGGTATGTCTTCTGACGTTGTACTGGATGGCGGTATCGGCGCAGCTTCCCCGGCCAATCAAATGCTGTTCCTCAATACGGACTATATTTTCTTCCGTCCGCACAAGGATCGTAATTTCGTCCCCATCGGTGGTGAGCGCCAAGCGGTCAATCAAGACGCTATCGTGAAACTGATCGGCTGGGCCGGTAACTTGACTTGCTCTGGTGCGCAGTTCCAGGGCATTCTTTCAGCTTAAAGGAGAACTATCATGGCGTATGTAATTAAAAATCCTGAAGCTGGCTATCAACCAATCGCCTATACGGATACCACGCAGAATCATCCGTTGGGCACTGTCGTCCGCGCTGCTGATCCTACCTATGGAGAAGGTGAATTCATTTACCTGCTTGGGGTAACTTCTACCACTGTCGGTTCTATTGTTACCTATGATGCTTCTACATACCAAACGGTATTGTCTGCTGTCGGCGGTAATATTCCACGCGCTGTAGCTGTGGCAATGTCGGCAAACGTAGGTTCTCAATATGGCTGGTATCAAATTAGCGGCCAGGCTGTTTGTGCCAAGACTTGCACTGTGTCTTTGGCTGCTGGTGCTGCTGTCGGCGTTCTGACTACTGGCTTGATCGCTGGAACTGGATCTGGCAAGGAAATCGAAGGCGCTGCGGTGGCTGCTGTAGCTTCCGCTACTGCTGGCCGTACCACAGTCAAGGTAATGATTAACCGGCCCCATAAACAAGGACGGATTACCTAATCGCTGGTGTATCAATCTTCCCCCTCTACGGAGGGGGCTTTTTAATACATCATCAGGAGTTAATGTGCAATTACCATATGCAAACTTGCAAATAAAACACCAAAACAAGGAAGCAAAGAATCCATTGATTCTTCCTGTTCATTTGATTTGCAATACGTCTGATGAGGAAATTTACTCAAATATTCGGATAAACTCGAAAAATAACAGTAATTGGGTCAAATGCGAAGATGAGCATAATGGAGTTGCGATACTGTGCGGTTCCGGCCCAAGTCTGGTTGATTGCCTGGATGAAATTTGGAAAAAACAGCACGATGGCGGGAAAATATTTGCCATGAATGGAGCGGCTAAATTTCTTTATGACAATGACATTATGCCAGATTATCAAGTGATGATTGATGCAAGAGAGCAGACTGCCGATCTTATTGGGCCTGCAAATCATCATTTGTTTGCATCCCAAGTACATCCTAAATGCTTTGAAATCGTGCCGGATGCTCAATTATGGCATTTGCAGGTTGGAAATATAGAAAATGAATTCCCAGAATATAACAATGCTTATGCACTTATAGGCGGCGCTGCATCGGTTGGAAATACCGCAACGTGTCTTGCCTTCGCTATGGGATACCGTAATTTGCAGATTTATGGATATGATTCTTCCCATAAAAATGCAATGGGACATGCATTTCATCAGAAGATGAATGATGGCGATCCATGCGCTATCGTGTCATTTAATGGTAAAGAATACGTTTGCAGTCTTACAATGAAGTTGCAGGCAGAGAAGTTTCAGGAAACATCAAGGGCATTGCAAGAGTCAGGATGCCATATTGAGGTTCATGGATCTGGATTGCTTCCTGATATGTGGAATACTCCTGTTGAGAATCTTACTGAACAGGAAAAATATACCCGTATGTGGTCTTATGATGCGTATAGGTCTGTTTCCCCAGGTGAAAATATAGTAGAAACATTCTTCAGGGTAGCCAATCCAGAAGGAAAAGTTATTGATTATGGTTGCGGAACTGGAAGAGCGGCATTGAAAATAAGCGAAAAATGCGAAGTTCTATTGCTGGATTTCACTACAAACAGCCGTGATGATAAGGCCGCGCATTTACCGTTTAGACAGGTTGATCTTACCGAAAAGATAAACTATAACTCTGATTATGGTTTGTGTTCTGATGTAATGGAGCATATTCCACCAGATGATGTAAAAAAAGTAATCGAGAATATTATGGAATCATGTGCGAAGGTATTTTTCCAGATAAGCACAGTTCCAGATATATGTGGAGAAATAATTGGGCAGCAGCTTCACTTGACAGTCAGGCCGCATAGCTGGTGGAAGAAGTTGTTTGTTAGTTTTGGGTACATAATCAAATGGGAAGAATGTTACCCGTCTGAGTCGCAATTTTACATTTTAAGAAAGGAATAAATCATGTCTCTAGCAACTGAAAGAATGGGCGGTGGATTGTCGGCAGGTCAGGCAAACGCTATTGGTGGCGGATATGCAGCATTGACTGCTGTTGGCAGTACACAAGCAAATGGTGTAACAGTAACGGTAGGAAATTCTATTGTATCTGGCGCAAACGGAACGACAGGTGCTGTACTTACATCAGGACAAACAGGAGATGAATGCAACGTATTTAACGATGCAGGATCTACCCTGAATGTTTATCCTCCAACTGGAGGATATATTGCAGTACCTGGAACTGGATTAGGAACACAGAATGCGGCCTTTTCTCATCTGACATACAAATCAGTAAAGTATATTTGCCTTGATGGTTCTACCCAGCACTGGATGCCGATTGTATCGGCTTAATTTTTCTAAACAGAAAAGGAAATAAAAATGGCAACAATGAAACTGGCAAGCGATGTGGACAACTCCGAATTTGTAGGAGCCAGGAATCCAGATGAAACACTTTGGGTTAAATTTGAATCACGCAAGTTCAAGAATGAGTTTGAAAGCGAAAAACAAGGTCATCCGATCTATGAGATGCGTGATTTCATTACTATCCAGGCGCCTGGAGATCAGTTGACCTCAATTGATACCTTTGTTAATGAATCCCATAAAAGGCGGTTTCCTCGTCGATGGGCGCATTATCAGAATACCAAGAACAACGAGCATGTACAGGGATGGGCAATTGACACATGGCCTGTTATCAATGCCGCCCAAGCTGAAGATTTGAAATATCGCAAGTTCCAGACCGTAGAGCAATTGGCTGAAGCTCCACTCAATGTCATTCAGTCTATGGGGATGGGGTATGTTGAACTTCAAGAAAAAGCAAAGGCTGCGCTGAACAATGCCAAGGATGGTGCATTTGCCATCAAGCAAGCGGCAGAATTGAAAAAGCGTGATGATCTTATCGCTTCTATGCAGGCACAGATTGACGCACTTGCTCAAGGTCAATTGCATAATGTAGAAAAGAAAAAAGGTCGCCCTGCAAAAGCTAACGCAGAACAAGTAAATGGCTAATGTTTTATCAAGCAATGGAGTCCCTGCTACAACAGCATTTGCAGGTAGTACGGGTACTCCGCTTGTTGTAGATACAAATACTGGCAACGGATATGTTCTGATTGGTGGAGTTGTCGAAGGGATTAATACCACTGGCAATGCAGCAACAGCAACTAATGCTACTAATGCTACGAACTTAATAGCTGGTGGAACTATTGCATCAAGTGTAACCGGTATAACACAGGCGAACGGCGACAATACTACTTTGATTGCCACCGATGCTTTCGTGCAAGCTGCACTGTCTTATTACAACACTCCCGTCGCTTGGAACGGTTCAACTGACCGTGTATTAGGCGTAGGTCAGATTACGCAAGATTCCTTCACCTCCGCAACCTCCATTCCTCTGCACATAGCTTGTGGTGATGGGCAGATTTATGAGTTGGAGATGGATGGTACGTTTACACCCGCAGCAGGGGCGGGTGTAAACGTCACATTGAACCCAAATAATAATACATACACATCTAAGTTTACTGTAGGATTTATATATGCTGAGTTGGGTAGTGCAGCAACTTCCGTGATAGGAACAGCCAACTCTTTTGCCTTGGACAATTCCAATGGTGGAATATATTCAGTGAGGGCTAAACTAAATACATCAACATTGACAAAGCAAGTTACATCTAGGAGTAGAAGTGCAGTAACTGGGACTAATTACATCATGGATAGCGAAATTCACTGGGATGACGCCACAACAGTCTGGGCATCGCTCGGCACAGTCATCATGCCCAACGCTTGGACAGGTTCAGTGGTTGTTAAAAGAATCGCATGATTAATATAAGGAGAGTAGCTTGACTACAATGCTATCACTGGTTCAATCTGTCCGAGGTGAATTAGGATTGACTGTACCAACAGCAGTAGCTACTTCACAAGATACCGACGTAATGACTACGCTTGCCCTGATGATTGCTCTTGGGCAAGAACTGGTTAATATGAAGGCAGGTGGAGAACCCTGGAATAAACTGGTTACTGAATACAGATTCAATACTGTTTATGTAACGCTGACAGGTACAGCGACTGCCGGATCGCCAATAATCACAGGATTAAGTTCTACTACAGGTCTTGATACTACTTATTGCGCCATTGGTACGCCTTGTCCACAAGATACCTATATCTCGACTGTTGATACAGCAACGCAAGTAACTTTAAATCAAAATGCCACTGAAACAGGCTCATATACGATAAATTTCTGTAAAACAAAGTACGATCTACCATCCGACTACAAGATGATGATTTCGCGTACTCAGTGGGACAAGTCTAAACATTGGGAAATGTTAGGTGCGCTGGACGGTCAGCAATGGCAATGGCTTAAATCTGGATATATCTCAACTGGCCCGCGTATCCGCTTCCGTCTTTTGGATAGCTTTTTCCAGATATGGCCTGCATTATCAACTACCGAATATTTGGGATACGAATATCTAAGTAATGGATGGGCAAGGTCAATTACCGGACTTTCTCAAACTAAATTTCTTGCTGATAGCGATACATGCCTATTCTCTGATCGGCTGATGATAATTGGCACTAAACTCAAATTCTTTCAGTTGAAGGGATTTGATACTTCCGCGATTATGGCTGATATGACAAGGGAATTGAACATAGAGATTGCCAATGATGAACCAGCGCCAACTTTATCATTTGCTCCAAGACCAAGTGAGATACTGGTTGGTTATAACAATATTCCTGACTCTGGTTATGGGAGCTAAAAATGCCATTGGGTCAGATTTTAGCTGATACACTTTCGCAATGGAAGCAGAATGCACAAACAGGAATGCAAAACGCATGGGATAGAACATATCCTGCCAGAGTACAAGTAGGCGCGTTAATGTCTGGTGATCCACAGACAGCCGCTAAAGTATTGAAAGACCAAATAGCCGCACTTACACCAGAAGGTGTGAATAATGCGATTATAAATTTTGGTGTTGGGATGGTTGGGAATATAAAGGGGATTAATCCAGTAAATAAATTTTCAGGATTGTATGATGCAATGGTTAAAAGTGGAAATGAAGAACTTGCAATAAAAAAACAATCTCCAAATTTATGGACACCGGACAATCAAGAACTTGGAGTAGACGATGCTATCAATGATATAGTTTATCCAAAAAATACGGGAAAAAAATATCCAGACCCTTTACCAGAATATCAAGATAAGTATGGAGATTTGGGAGGAGAAAAATACGATGCACTTGAAGGTAAAATATCATCAGAATTAAGGGATAAGTGGATAGAAGAAAACCATCCAAACTTTACTGATGTAACAGATTTATATAATGCATCTCCGAACGAACAAGGAAGCGCATTTGAGGCGGGGTTAAATCATCTTGGCGTGAAATATACACCTAATTATAGTGCTAGTTCTAAATCAAACTATTTTTATGTGGAAAATCCAATAACGAAACAGACTGATAAAATAAGATTCGCTACGCACGCAAAACAAGCATTTGATGCAGATGAAGCGACATTAAATGTAAATCCAGAAGGTGGGATTAGTAGTCATACATGGGATGACGCGCAGTCCTATTTAGAAAATTTACTGGAACATAATGGGCAGCCATTAGATAAACAAATAGCCGCACAACAATTACAGAAAGCAGTTGCACAATAATGGCAACACAAACAACCTCGATAACCGCACCGACTGGCGGATGGAACGATAGAGACGCATGGGGAGAAATGCCTCCAAATGATGCTATTACTCTAACTAATTTCTATCCGACTCCATCAGATGTGATGCAGCGTAAAGGGTATACAAACTTTGCAACAGGGTTGCCAGGACAGGTTAATAGCGTAATAAATTATGCAGCACCTACCGGACAGTTTTTATTTGCTGCTTCTGTTACATCAGTTTATAACGTAACGGCTGGAGGTGCTGTTGGTGCTGCCGTGGTAACTGGCTTAACATCAGATAAATTCAAATACCAGAATATCAGCAATTCAGGTGGGCATTGGCTTTTAATGGTCAATGGAGCTGATAAGCTACATGGGTATTCAGGTTCTGCATGGTGGGTGGATGGCGATGGAGCGCATGATATAACCGGATTTGATACATCCAAGGCCACTAATATCATGTATCACCAGAATCGCATCTGGATGGTTGAAAAATCAACCTTGCATGTTTGGTATCTTGGGATAGGAGCAATAGCCGGTGCAGCTACTCAATTTGATTTAAGCAATGTAGCCCGTAAAGGCGGCTATCTTGTAGGAATGGATAGCTGGACGATCGATGCTGGCGACGGTATGAACAATTACGCCGTATTTTATACATCAATGGGCGAAATAATAGTATATACAGGCGTTGACCCATCATCTGCTACAACTTGGTCATTGACTGGTGTTTGGGCATTAGGCGCACCAGTTGGCAATCGCTGTTCTATGAAATGGGGCGGTGATTTATTGCTTATTACGCTGGATGGACTTGTACCAATGGCTCAAGCATTACAATCATCTCGCCTTGATCCGCGCATTAATTTGACTGATAAGATTTATATGGCAATTTCAGCAGCTACTCAGGCGTATAACGGTAATTTTGGATGGGATTTGCTTTATTATGCAAAAGCAAACATGCTAATCCTTAATATTCCTATTGGTGTAGGTTCGCAGCAACAATATGTAATGAATACCATCACTAAGCAATGGTCAAATTTCACTGGCTGGAATGCAAACTGCTGGTGTCTGTTCAATGATGAGCCTTATTTTGGTGGAAATGGGGTAGTTTGCAAGGCATGGGATGGATTTTCTGACAATAATACAAACATCAGTTCATTGGCACAGCAGGCATTTAACTACCTTGTACCAATGGCCGGCGCTGGTCAAACTGGCGGAACAAGGGCTGTTCAGAAGCGCGTAAGCATGGCAAGGCCGATATTGTTCAGCAATGGCTCTCCAGCAGCTTCCATGAACGTAAATATGGACTTTGTAACAACTCCACCGACTGGAGCATTGACTTTTTCCGGATCTTCATCTTTTGGAACCTGGGATTCTTCAACTTGGGGCAATGCCAATTGGGGATCAGGACTTAATGTTAGCAAAAACTGGTATGGAGTACAGGGCATAGGTTATTGCATGTCGATTAATTTACAAATAGCTTCGCAAGGAATAGAAACTCATTGGGCGGCTACAGATATTGTCTATGAGACTGGCGGCATACTTTGAAGAAAATCATCACGGATCAGAATTACCGTGTAGGGGAATGGGTTTCTGAAAGGACTAATTCAACATTTAATGTAAATAGCATTTCATGTATTGGACTTGAAGAAAATGGAGAATTGATAGCTGGAGTTATATATGATGGATATAACACTGCTTCGATTGCCATGCACGTAGCTGTAGAAGGTATGATTAATCGTGAATTTTTATGGTTTTGTTTTTATTATCCATTTGAACAATTAAATGTTCATAAAATTATTGGAATGGTTGAAGAAACAAATTCTAATGCAAGAAAATTAGATGAACATTTAGGGTTCGAACTTGAAACAAGAATAAAGAATGCGTGTATCAATGGCGACCTGTTGATTTACTCTATGACAAAGGATCAGTGCAGGCATTTAAGGATTAAACATGGGACAAAATAATAAGCAATCTCCTCCACCGCCTCCAGATTATACTAAAGCCGCACAAGCTACTGCGGCGGGGAATTTATCATTAGCGCAAGAACAGCAGGCCGCCAATAATGTCAATCAGATTACTCCGTATGGGAATCTGACATACTCAAACTCACCAACACAGACTCCTGATATTTCTGCTTATCAAGCTGCTCTGCAATCATATCAATCAAATCCTAGTGGATGGATGTCACGTAATAAAGGTGTTGCTCCAAACCAAGCTGATTACATGATGAGTACGCCTCACTGGACGGCAACACAAACCCTTTCCCCTGCCGAACAGCAATTATTTGATAAAGGAAATACGCTAAATTCCACTTTGTTAGATACGGCCCAAACCGGCCTTAATTCAGCACAAGGAATACTACAGAATCCAACTGTAGATATGAGCAAACTTCCTTCCACTGGCATTAATCCAGGTCAGCAATATCAGGATGCGATGATGCAGCAATTGCAGCCGCAAATAGATCGGGCAAATAATCAGCTTCAGTCTAGACTTGCATCTCAGGGTGTAACTCCAGGTTCTGCTGCTTACAATGATGCGCTTCAGCAACAATCCCAATCAAATAATAATCTATTGGCTCAGGCTACCACTTCAGGAATGGGGATGGGGTTACAAGCTAACCAGCAGGCTTATGCACAGGCTAATAATAACCTGATGCAGCCTATCAATATCATTGATGCACTCAGGACCGGAACTCAGGTTCAAAGCCCATCTTATGCTTCAGCGGCGCAACAATCTCCAGTACAAGGAGCAGACCTTTTGGGCGCATTGCAAGGTAATTACAACGCTCAACTTGGCAATGTTAATGCCAATAATGCTACTTCAGCTGGTCAATTGGGGACGGTTGCAGGGCTTGGAGCTGCTGCTTTGCTTTCTGACATAAGACTTAAAAAGAACATTTCGCGTATCGGTACTCACCCGCTTGGGATAGGTATCTATGATTATGACTATTTATGGGGTAAACACTCCGTGGGAGTAATGGCGCAAGAGGTATTGAAAGTCAAACCTTCTGCCGTTCTAGTTCATCCATCAGGCTACCTGATGGTAAATTATGGAGAACTTCATGTTTAATCCAAACCAGCAATACCAAGCCCCGCAAATGGGCGGAAGCTCTCCTTTATTGGCTTCCATGCTTCAGCAATACATGATGAAGCAATCCATGCAACCACAGCAGCAGCAAATGCCCAGCACTCCAAGCCAGACTATGGGAATGATTCAGGGTAATTCGCAAAACTGGAATAGCTCTATGCCGCAACAGGGATTGATGAAGCCGCAAAGCACAATGTCAGATATGCCTTTACAAATTAGCAACGGGAATTAATCATGGCAGATAATCCACTATTAGGGTCGATACTTGATCCAGCCGGTATTCAGCTTCAGATGGCGCGTCAACAGGCGTTATATGATGCCCTGGCGCAGCAATCCTTAACGCCACAGCAAGGACAGATGGTATCAGGTCATTATATCGCCCCTGCTTTTGGTGGTTTGGGTAATATTGGGAAGGCTCTGATAGCCAATAAGACATTTGGAAACATGCTAGGAGAACGATCGCAACTTTCTCAACAAATGGCGCAGAATCTGCAAAACATATTTGGTGGGAATAAAACACAAACTATCCAGCAGCCTAATCCTAATCCTGTTCCAGTCCCTTCCACTCAGGATATAATGAATGCGCCGAATATGACCAGCGCTATTAGTCAGCAGGCAATTGCTAATAATACCAATGCACAGAATACGCCTGCTCCCGTTCAAATTCAATCACCATCAAATGGCCCTAGTTTTGCCAATTTGATGAAGATTGGCATCGCTGGGAGCATGTTGGGGCCGGAAGCTGGTACGGCTGTAGCTAACTGGTCTAAACCTACAGATGCTAGTTTGATGGCAAATCAAGCTGGTGTTGATCCTTTGCAAGCAAATAGAGATGCTCTTACTAAAGCAAACCTGATTGCTCCAATTTCAATGCGTCAGGGCGCAGCTTTGATTGATCCATTAACCCATAAAGTAATAAGTTTTTCTCCTAAAGGGCCGGAGAATTCGCTACCTATTATTCAAGATGGTCAGATAGTTGGTTTTAAAGAAGCTCCTGGTGGTGAGCAAATCATGCAGAATAACGCCTATGCTAATTCTGCTGGTGCAAAAGGTTATCGTTCAACTGTACCATCTTCCGCTCCAATCGTACCTTCGCAAGCAGCCAGTACAATTCAAAGTGGTATGCCTCCTGGCATCCCAAATTCATTTGGGCCGACTTCTGAAGTATCCATAAAAGCGTTTGGACAAGGACTAGTACAGCAATTGGCAAGTCTTGATAAGAACTGGACTGCATTAAGCGATCAAAATAGAACGGCACAAGTAACAAATTCTTATTTGCAACAAATTAAAGATTTAGCTAAAACTGCCGCTGTCGGGCCAGAGGCTGATAAGCGGGACTTTGTAAATGGATTGCTATCTATAGCAGGTGTTTCTGATAGAGCAACAGATAAAGTAACTGCAAATGACTTGCTTGATAAGTATTCTAATCAAATCGTTGCCAGATTAGGCCAAGGTGGTATGGGTACTGATGCAGCCAGGGCAATTTTACAATCTGCATATCCTGGCGCTCATATGAATCAAGGAGCTATTAATGAGGCAGTTGATAACCTAGTTGGATCGAATGAAATGATAAAGGCAAAAACATCTTTATTGTCCCCATATGCTGCTAAACGTGATCCTATTGGCTATCAGAACAATGAGGTTATATTCGACCAAAATGCCGATCCTAGATTATGGCAATACAAAGCAATAGCTGGAACTCCGCAAGGAAAGATTTTTCTGCAAAACGTACTTAAACAAGACCCGCAATTTTTGCAAAAAGCACAAGCATTACACAAAATAGGGGCTTTTTAAATGTCAATTATTGACCAGATGATGAAGGATGCAGGATCGACTGCTCCACAAGCATCAATAATGGATACAATGCAAGCTGATGCAAATTCACCTGCTGCACCTATTCAAGTGAACAATACTATCCAAAATAAAGGATTGCTTTCTGGGTCAGTTGGATCACAGATTTCAGATGCTGCGAGTGCTTTTGGTCATCATGTAATGAATATGCCACACGGTATAGCGCAGTTGATAGAGAATGGTATAAATTATGGAGCGCAACAATTACCTAATAATCCAGTTTCTCAGTATATCAATAAGACTGTTCAATCCGACAATGCGGCTATGGCACAACGAGAGAAGAACTATCAGGCTAATACTCCGAATTCCGCGGGTGCTTATTTAGGTGCTACAGCTGGTGAAGTTGCACCTTTTGTAGTAAATTCAGTAGCCGCACCACTTAGGGCTGCTGGTGATATGATTGGTAAACAAGTAGCCAATAATCTTGCTGGTAAAGTAGCTTCAGGTGCTACTCAAGGGGCTTTGGTTGGTGCTGCTCAACCTGTTACTAATCCTGATTATTGGCAAGGAAAGCAAGGACAGATTGGCACAGGTACATTGATGGGTGGTGCTGTTCCGTTAGTCTCCGGTGCAGTAAGCAGAGTTTATAATGCTGGGAAAGGAGTAATCGAGCCTATCATAAACCCTGAATTAACTGCTGCAAGACAATTGGCTTCGCAAACCGGGCAAGAACCTAATGCGATGGCTTCTGCATTGAGAAACTATACTCAATATGTACCTGGTTCAACTCCTACCACAGCGCAAGTATTAGCTACTCCAGAAGCAGTGCAACTGGAAAAAGCTCTAGGAAATAATCCAGAGTTCAAGACACAATTAGAGCATCTAAGCACAACTAATAATGCCGCCAGACTTAATGCTATAAATTCAGTCGCTGGTAATCCCGGAGAATTGGAAACTGCACAAGCCGCCAGACAGTCAACCGCACAGGATTTGTATAAACAAGCATTCGGAGAAATAAACCCTCCTACGCCTTGGGTAAAAGGACAGATTACTCAGTTAATGAAACGTCCGGCTATGCAAACAGCTATCAAGGATGCAAAGAAACTTGCCCTAAATGAAGGAACGCCACTTAATAATTCAACCTCTATCCAGGGACTTCATTATGCAAAAATGAGCCTTGACGACCAAATAGGTAATGCTATTCAAAAAGATAACAAAAATACAGCAAGGGCTTTGACTCAGACTAAAGAACAGCTTTTGACGGTGATGAATAAGTTAAGTCCTACTTATCAAACAGCCATGCAAACTTACGCTGAAATGTCCAAACCTGTTAATACGATGGAAGCTGGACAGTCTTTGCAAGATCAACTATGGAATAAGCCAATGAATTCTGTTGGCGATCCAAATATTCAATACCAGCAATATTCTACAACACTGGCAAAAGCACTGAAAAATTCCCCATACGGAATAAATCCAGATGCTTTAGATACTTTGCAAAATATTAAAAATGACTTGCAAAGACAGACTATATCCAATGGATTGAAATCTCCAGGATCAGATACAAACTATAACCAGCAAGCACAAGGATGGTTAAGCCGCCAGTTATATGGTCAAAACTTCTCAGGTGCAGGTGCTTCTACAAAGATAGCCGGAACTATAGCTGGCGCTGCCGCTGGTTCGCTAGTTGGTCATCCGATGTGGGGAATGGGTGCAGGTGCTACCGCTGCGGTTGGGCTAAGTAAGGTTGCAGGTCAGAGAGTTAGCAAGGCGATGGCGGATATTATGACCAATCCTGAAAATGCGGCGAATGCACTTGAAAAATTGACTCCTGCTGAACGAGGGGTAATGGCTAGATTACTGTCACAACACCCACTTACGCAGCAGCTTCTTCAATCTGGTGCAAATTCGCCATAGTGGATAAATAACATAAAATATGAAAACCTCGGCACTTGCCAAAGCAAGAACAGAAACTATTACTTTTGAATTATCGCCCAATATTTTCAAACATATGTGCTATCAATCCTATGCATACAGCCATAATAAGGTAGCCGAATAGTGTTATAAGAATTGACGTAAAAAATAGGAATGTTCCCATAATTTTCTCCTACTTCGGAGCTGATTTTATATCATAAATGGAGTATATAAGCAATGTCGCAAAATAATACCAATAGAAAAATGTCGCTTTTGAATGCTATTCGCCAATGGGCTTCTCCAGGATCAACTATGAGTAATGTTGCTACCGATCAGGCATATCAACAACACGTTATGGATGCCAATGAGAATGGTCAAACTCCACTGACAAGAGAACAATTTGAAGCACAGCAACAAGCCCAACAGGCTCAACAAGCTCAACAAGCTCAACAACAAGCTCAGAGGTAAATCATGGCATACAATGGCTCAGGTGCATTCAGTACCATAGATACTCCGGTTGTAACCGGAACAACTATTAGCTCTACTGCATTTAACGCAACAATGGCTGACATTGCAACTGGCCTTACTGATTGCGTTACTCGTGATGGTCAATCTCCTGCTTTGGCCAATCTTCCGATGGGCGGATTCAAACTAACCGGACTTGCTGCTGGATCTGCTGCTACCGATTCCGCCTCAATCAAGGATGTCCAATCAGGCGCTTCTACATGGGCTGGTACTGCTGGTGGTACTGCTAATGCGCTTACTCTTACTCCTTCCCCTGCAATTGCTGCTTATGCTGCCGGACAACGTTTCAGGTTCAAGGCTAGTGCGAGTGCCAATACTGGAGCGACTACGGTTGCAATATCTGGATTAAGCGCGATTGCTGTACAAAATAGCGGTTCTGCGTGTGCTGGTGGAGAAATTACAGCCAGTGGATTTTACGAAATTACGCTCGATACAACTTCTACGGCTCAAATAAGTCCTGTTGGATTGGCTGAAATTGAAGCGTATATGTCGGCTTATGGAAATTCGGCTACGGCAACACTGGCCACTACAGCCACTACAGCTACTAATCAATCGGGAGGAACAGTTGCGGCAACGACAATCAGCGCAAGTGGATTGATAAGCGCCAATGGCGGACAGATAAAATTTCCAGCAACACAGAATCCAAGTTCTGATGCAAATACGCTGGATGATTACAAAGAAGGAAGCTATGTTCCGACTGGAACGATGAGTACGAGCGGAACCGTGACTATTACCGGCAGTACCATTACTTATACAAAAATCGGGAAACGAGTATTTGTAAGTGGTTTCATTTTTTTTAATTCGGTTAGTTCTCCCTTGGGGGATTTAGTCCTTAGTGCATTGCCTTGGGCTTCCTACGGTAACTCTTCCTTTGGGGTCTTTTCCGGCGGTGGCGGGGCAAGTGGTGGCCCCATCGAAGCCTATATTAGTAATAGCGCTAACATTGCGCTAGTCAAAGCAGCCGGGGGTGACTTTGCCCTGTTCGGGCCAGGTGATTTAGTAAACAACCAACAGATTTATATTTCAGGCTCTTACATTGCCGCTAACTAAAACTTCGCACTTATCCCAATCGAATAATTATGAGCAACATACCCAACCTCTACCGCAATAGTTCCGTACTGGAATGGTGCGCGGTATTTTTCAGGAAGCATGTAAGCGATACCGGCATGAAGCACAGATCCTACAAGGAAGTAGCGATTGACCGCACCAATGGTTGGGTGAAGTCCAAGATAGGAATTCTCTTCATGCCATTGGTCAGGATGTGCCGCTATGTTGCGCGTTTGTGCGTAGTCGATCAGCCACAGAACTTGAAATCCGACCTCGCGTTTTGTATCAACGGATTTCCATTCATCAGCAAAGGATGGTATTGAAATAAACAGCAGAACAGCAAGTATAAAGGTTTTCATTTTGAATGCTCCTATAAGCGTTGAGTGAGTATGTGGCAATCGGGAGTATAGGCTCCTTCAACTTACCCGCCCTCCGGCGACCACATGCTTATTATGCACCTTTAACTGATTTTATCAACATATTTATAATAGTATCTTAACCTTTACTATCTGAGAAAGTTTTGA